TATTCGTAAAACACAATTTGATATAGCTACTAAACTAAATTCTAGCATAATGGCTATGTGGCTTGGTAAAGTTTATCTTGGACAATCTGACAAAGTACAAAATACTGATGACAATGTACCATTACCGATCTATGACATTGTTGAAGAACCAAAAGAATTTATTGAACTAAAAGAAGTTGAAAATGAGTAAATGTATATTCTGCAAAAGATTAATGATTAACAAGTTAGAGCAACACATAAAAGCTTGTCATAAATGTATTATTGATTTACTTTCCAAACGTCATAATTTAAAAGTTAAAAGACAAGCACCAATAAGTATTAATACAAAGAAATATGAGAAGATTTAGTTTAAGAAAATCTGACAAGAATCCTAGAGGTGGTTTAACTGCTTCTGGTAGATCAAGATACAATCGTGCAACTGGTAGCAATCTAAGACCACCAGTAAAAGGTCGTCCAAGTTCGCCAATTCAACTAAGACGCAAAGGTTCATTCCTAGTTAGAATGGGAAGTGCTAGAGGTAGATTGTTTGATGAGAAGGGTCGTAAGACTAGATTAAAACTAAGCTTAGAAGCTTGGGGTTATAGAGGTAAAAGCAAATCTGAAGCAGTAGCTTTAGGCAGAAGATATTTGAGGGCATATCAGAATAAAAAAAAGTAGTGGAATACTTTGTAGTATTCTTCTTGCTTATCTTTAATGGGCAGGAGTATAGACCCATATTTTTAAAGATGGAAGATGGTAGAACCTTCAAGACTTTAGAAGATTGTAATAGATTCGGCGAGAAACAAGGCGAATTAATTATAGAAACTTTAAACGAACAAGGTATTATATATAAGGATTTAATGTTCAAATGTGTGGAAGAAAAAAGCCAAGAAGCATGATTGATAAGAAGCAAAGAGGGTCTAACGATCTTGAAGTAATTATTTACGAACTTAAAAAAGAAATAGATAGATTAAACGAGGAACTTCAAATAAAAGAAATAGAGTTAAAAAAACTAAGAGACAATGATTAATGTCTTTATTGGTTATGATAGCAAAGAGAAAATAGCTTATCATATACTAAGCGAGAGCATACTAAGACATAGTTCAGTACCAGTAAGATTTACACCACTATACCTTCCAAACCTTAAAGACTCATTCACAAGACCAAGAAACAGTTTATCATCTACTGAGTTTTCATTTAGTAGATTTATAGTTCCTTACCTTATGGAGTACAAAGGTTGGGCATTATTTTTAGACTGCGATATGCTGTTTACTTCTGACATCAAAGAGTTATGGGATTTAAGAAATGATGATTACGCAGTTATGGTTTGTCAGCATGATTATATACCTAAGCACTTATCTAAGTTCAACAATCAAATACAAACTGTTTATGAAAAAAAAAACTGGTCTAGTTTAATGCTAATGAATACTGACAAATGCAAACAGCTTACAAAAGAATATGTTGATATTGCATCAGGGTTAGAACTTCATCAATTCAAATGGACTGATAAGGTTGGTGGTTTACCTTTAGAATGGAATTGGTTAGTTGGCGAATACCCACACAATCCTAAAGCTAAGAACATACACTTTACAGAAGGTGGTTGTTACTTTGAGAAGTATGAGAACTGCGATTACTCAAAAGATTGGTTTAACATTTATACGAATACAGTTAAGATACAATTATGAAAGCTTTTGTAACTGGTGCTAATAGAGACTTCATAGACATACTAGATTGGTTCTTAGAAGGTTATCACAAGCATATTAAGATTGCATTATACATAGCTAACTTTGGTATGCTTAAAAAATATCCAAACGAACTTATGGTTGCAACAGATGACAGAACTTGGTTCTACAAACCTAAAGCTATGATGCAAGTTCCTGCAACACAAATAATCTGGTTAGATTGCGATATAGAAATTAAAGAAGATATATCAGATATGTTTGATATGATTAAAGATGACTACCTATTATCTAAAGATCATGCAGTAAGAACTGACAGATGGCAAACTGGTATTGTAGGAATTAAAGACAAGAAGGTATTAGACAAATGGTTTGACAGATGCGAGATGAGACAAGAACGATCAGATCAGGAAGCATTTAACAAAGTAGCACATGAGTTTAAGATCAATAGATTACCTGACAATTATCATGGTTTAAGATTAGGCAAGAATAATGATATAGCTAAAACAATACATTGGACTGGAGAAGATGGAAAAGAAATTATTAGAAAAAAGATTCGTGAGTCAATGCAGGAATCCAAACATAGTCTCAGTACCAATTAAGTTCATTAAGTATTCAAATCAGTTTGACAAACATAATTGGCTTAGTCTCAAAGTAAGATCAGAACTAGATAACCTATACCTGAATGATAATTTAGCTAAACGCAGATTAAAAACATTACCTGAGATTGATAATCTATTTAATCCTCTAATACTTTGGGCTAGTGATTATTTGATCTGCATATTCGGTAATAAAAGACTAAAGACAGCTATTGATAAAGGTTACACGCATATAGACTGTTTAATCTACACAAACTTAGATAGAGCAGTAAGAGTTGGAACTTCTATTTGGAATACTTTTAAAGAGAACAAGCTATCTAAAGTTGATTATTTATTAACAACTGATAATCAAGGCATTACAGATATTTCTAAATATATGGTGGAAGAAAAACAATTCATAGACATTTACGCAACACACCAACAGATACTTGTAAGAGAAGCTTTAAATTGTAATGAAGATATAATGGAAACTGGTTGTGGTTATTATTCTACACCATTATTAGTTGAGATAGCAAAAGCTAAAGGAATTAAATTAATATCATTTGTCCAAGAGATTAATTGGGCTAGAAGATTTGACTATTTAATCGGTTCACATTATCAGCAAATACAAATAGATTTTGCAAAAGAAATACCATTAACACAAAGGTTTGGAATGTGCTTATTAGATCACGAACAATTAGTTAAAGATAGAATCAAGCATCTTAACCATATTCTAAAGCACACAGATACAGTTGTAATACATGATGCAGATATAGTTCAGTCATTTAACTTCCTGCACAAACCACATACGATTGAAATGCACAAACACTTAACACCAAACACAGCAGTTATTAGAAATGTTTAATCCTTACGAATACTTTAAAGGCAAGAACGTATTACTCATTGGTAATGGTGAAAAGATAAACCAGATTGATTACAGTAAATACAATTCAATAGTTAGAATGAATCTTGGAGTTCAAGATAAACCATGTGATGTATGGATTAACAATCTAGTGTACGAGGGTCATAATATGCTTAAAGAGATTCCTGATATACGTTGCATTGTAAGACTTAACTTTGAAAAAGATGGCAAGAGAGCAGAACGTATGCCTGATTGGGTCAAGAGAAAAGCTTGGCTATGGAATGTGTTTGAATACAATCAAATGACAATTAGGTATAACTATTATAGACCAACGACTGGCTTTGTAGCAATCTATTGGCTACTCAATCATTGTCAATGCAAAGTAACTATTACAGCATTTGATTTCTTTAAAACCCAGAATAGATATACAATGGAAGAAGTACACCACATTGGAACTCCTAAAGGATATAACCATGATGTTAAATTAGAAGAAGATGTTATTACAAAACTTATTCAAAGAGGAATTATAAATGCCATTTAGTAAACCACAACTAGACGTATATACTTGTCCAAAAAGATTTAGAGTTTTAATTACTGGCAGAAGATTCGGCAAAACACATTTAGCCATGTATGAACTATTAAGATTCGCAAGTAGAAAACCTAACTCAAAGATATTTTATGTAGCACCAACTTACAGAATGTCTAAAGAGATTATGTGGAAACAACTTAAAAGATTAGTTGTAGAAAAAAGATGGATTAAATATGCTAATGAAACAGAACTATCTTTAGTGCTTAGGAATGGTTCACAGATTAGTTTAAAAGGTGCTGACAAATCTCCTGATAATTTACGAGGAGTAGGATTAGATTTCCTATTGCTTGATGAGTATGCAGATATTCCAGTAGAAGCTTGGACAGAAGTTCTTAGACCAACAATCTCAGATAAGCACGTTACTGGTAATGTATTATTTATAGGAACACCTAGAGGATTTGGTAACTGGTCTTATGAGATATACCAAAAGGGATTAGGAGATGACCCTGAGTGGAAATCATTTAAGTACACAACATTAGATGGTGGTCAAGTTGATGCAGAAGAAATAGAACAAGCTAAACGAGATTTAGACGAGAGAACATTTAGACAAGAATATTTAGCTTCATTTGAAACATACTCAGGAGTTGTTTATTACAACTTTGATAGAGAACAGAATGTCCAAGAATGTAAGTACGATAAAGATGCTATTATTCATATTGGCTTGGACTTTAACATAGACCCAATGTCAGCTTGTCTATTCCATGTTAAGAATGGTATCGCTTATGTATTTGATGAGATAGTTATTTATAGTTCTAATACTGACGAATTTATTGATGAATTATTATCTAGGTATAACAAAAATAAAATGATTGTTTATCCTGACCCAGCATCAAGACAACGTAAAACTTCTGCTGGTGGTAGAACTGATCTTACTATCTTGCAAAATGCTGGTTTAAATGTTAAAGCTAAATCTACTCATGCTTTAGTTAGAGATAGAGTTAATGCTGTAAACAGTAAACTAAAAGCATTTGATGGTAAGAGAAGTATTTTTATTAATCCTTCTTGCAAAACACTAATTAATAGCTTAATGAAACAAGTTTACAAAGAAGGTACAAATCAACCTGAAAAGAACAATGGCTACGATCACATGACTGACGCATTAGGTTACGCAATAGAATACATATTTCCAATTACTTCAAACTTACCAAAATCAGAACCTAAAAGATTTTCATAATGGCATACACAAGAAAAGATATAGAACAGCAACACACACAATACAAAGGTATGATGCCAAGATGGGAATATTACATCAGATCATATTTAGGTGGCAAAGAATATCAAGATGGAAAGTTCCTACAAGAATACCAATTAGAATTAGAATCAGAATATTTTAAAAGACTTGCTTACACACCATTAGACAATCATGCTAGAAACGTAATAGACATTTATTCATCATTCCTATTTAGAGTTCCACCAACTAGAGAACTTGGAACACTACAAGACGACCCATCAGTAGATCAATTTTTAGATGATTGCGATTACGAAGGTAGAACATTTGATGCTCTAATGAGAGAAGTACAAAACTATGCTTCTGTTTATGGACATTGTTGGATTATCGTGGACAAACCATCTACGAATGTAATGACACGTG